AAAAGCTGAAAAAGATGATGAATGGGGAAGTAGAAGGTTGCCGCATGATTGAGGATAGTTTGTATGAATAGGTGGGTACAATACAATCCTAATCCCAAGGAAAGGAGAGTCGGCGACTGCGCCATTCGTGCGTGTTGCAAGGCTACAGGGCGCACATGGAATGAAGTCTTTGACGACCTTGTGCAGATTGCATACCGGCAAAAGGACGTTCTTTCGGCAAATAAGGTATGGGGCGAATATTTGGCAGATAACGGATATGTGCGTTATGAGCCAGATTATCCTATGGACGTGTATAAATTCTGTTGCAACTTTCCACATGGTACATACGTTTTGGGATTAGACGGGCATGTAGTGACGGTGGTGGACGGAAAATACTGGGACACATGGGACAGCGGCGGTAAGAATGTTATTTATTTTTGGGAGAGGGGATAGACATGGATGTAAAGGATGCTATTGGAATTCAGATAGCTTTAAAGAAAGCATATGAAAAAACCTCAAAAGAAATAAGCATTGCTTGTGAAATGGCTGCTGTCGCATTGGGAAAACGAGATAAATTAAATCCAGTGTCAAACAAATACTATTATTTTTGCCCAAATTGCGGAAGTAAAAGAAGCATCAAACAAAAACACAATTTCTGCCACGATTGTGGTCAAGCGTTGGATTGGGGAGAAAATCAGAAAGACTGATTGCAACCCCTCCCTAAAATTGCTATAATGAGGGAAATATACACAGAAAGAGGGTTAAGTTGTGGAAAACAAGGATAATGTAAACGAAAAAGATAGAAATGAAGTATTTGCATATGAGCTTTTGTCAGATGCAAGGGATAATTCTGAAAGGTGGTTCAAAGCATTTTGTGCTATGGTAAAAATCAATGTAATCGAGGTATTCGTAATGCTCGCTATGGTATTCGGCTTTATTTGGTATCTCAATCAGTATGATTTTGTAAGTACTGTTGAGCAGACAGGAATTTATACACTTACAGACAGCCAAGGTAACGTAATTAGCGCGGATATCACACCAGAGCAGATTGAGAAAATTATGGAGATTATAAACGATGGCAAAGACGAAAGTGACAAAGAGCAGAACTAAAAAGAGCGGTAACAGTAAAGGGACCGCTAGACGCAAAAAGAAATAGGAGTTTGATTTGAAAGTAAATGATTTTACATTGCCACAAATTGAATACTACCGTGCATTTTGCAATTTTGATGAAAGAGAAGCAGCTTTGTTTGAACTTAGGAGAAAGAACATACCTCTTGAAAGATGTGCGGAAATCCTAAAATATGAAGATATAAAGAAATTAAGTCAAAGAGTAAATAGGAAAGTATTGAGCGTTTCAAACGCAAAACGTATGGATGAATGGATAGAAAAAGTATACTGGAAAAATGTAATGCAAAATTAGTAACTTTATGAGAACTTTTTGCCAACTTTTTAGAGCCTAAAACGGTACTTATCGGTACTGTTATGGGTTCTATTTTTATGCGAAAATTTACCCATAGAAAGAAATCGGAGGGCGTTCATATGGCATTGACAATGAATCCGGCGTTAAATCAGCAGATGGCGCAGTTAGAACGGGAATACGAACAGCGCAAGGCAAATATTATGCAGAGCTTTTATAATCAGCCACAAGTTGGTAGTTGGGGACAGCAGAGCGCACCAGCCCCAACGCAGAACGTAGACTGGATTAGAGTGTCTGGCATTGACGGAGCGAAAAACCAGATTGTACAGCCGGGGCAAACCGTTTGGATGATGGATAACAATGAGCCATATTTTTACGTTAAATCCGCTGATAATGTCGGTAGCTGTACTTTCCGCATATTTCAATTTGCAGAGGTGCAGGAGGTTGCGCCCGAACAGCCGGAGCAACCGCAAATAGACCTCTCTCAATACGTCCAGAGGGGCGAATTTGAGCAGTTAAAGGCACTGATTGAACAATTAACCAATGCACAAGAAAAACAGACTGTAAAGGCGAATAAGGAGGTTGTGAGCAATGGCGAATCCATTAATGGGAATGATGGGAAGCAAACAGGCACGGGGCGGACTTCCGGCGCAAGGGGGAAATAAATTCTCCCAGATGATGAATGAATTTAAACGGTTCCGGCAGGAAATGCAGGGCGTGAACCCGCAGGATAAAATAAATGAGCTTTTGCGTTCCGGCAAGGTCAATCAACAGCAGATTGAACAGGCTAACCAAATGGCGCAGATGGCACAGGGATTGTTTAAAGGCATGTTTTAAATCGCTACATAACCGCTTGGCGGTTTTGTAAATAAATCACATATGGAGGTATATGTTACATGAATTCGGACGGATTATCAGCTTCTGACGTTGCTCTGTTAAGCGGCAACAACGGAAACAACAACGGCTGGGGTGGAGACTGGATGGGAATGCTTGCGCTTTTCTTCCTGTTCTCCATGTTCGGCTGGGGCGGCTTCGGCGGCTGGGGCGGTGGCTTCGGCGGTAATGGTGCTGGCGGCGCAATAATGGGATTTGCTACACAGGCAGACTTGCAGAGAGGATTTGACACGCAGACCATTGTCGGCAAGCTGGACGGCATTACCAATGGAATTTGCGACAGCACTACGGCTGTTCTTGGTGCCGTTAATGGTGTCGGTACGACCGTAATGCAGGGATTCCAGCAGGCAGAGATTTCCAGGTGTCACGACCAGGCGGCAATCATGCAGCAGCTTATGACGATGATGTTCAACGCGCAGCAGTGCTGCTGTGATGTTCGTGGGGATATCAAAGACCTGATGTATGCAGGGGCAAAGAATACCTGTGACGTTATCCAGTCTACCCACAACGACACAGACAGAGTGATTGCAAGGCTTGACCAGATGGAAGCGAACCGGCAGGCAGAGCGGATCCATGCGCTCGAACTGGAAAACCAGAAACTTTCCTTTGCGGCAAGCCAGCAGGCACAGAACGCATTCATTACCGCTAATCAGGAAGCGCAGACCGCGGAGCTTATCCGCAGACTTGGCAAGGATTACCCGGTCAATGCCGTGGTGGTTCAGCCTAACACGCCCGTATCCTTCCCGACAAACTGCTGCGGACAGTTCAACGGCGGCGGTTGGGGGAACGGCTGTAATGGTTGCGGCAACTGCTAAAAACTGAAAAATGAGTATCTTTTCCGTGAAACATCGGAAATGTTCGGCATGAGCCGTTATTACAACGTGGGAGGGCAGAACATTGATTCTGTCCTTTTGCGATTAACTGGACATTGACAACTGAATATAGTCGGTAGTTTGTGGGTTTCTGTTTACAATTAAAATGGTACAAATTGTTTTTATATCCATGATACTATATCCATATAAGGAGGATATGGAAATGGATATTTTGAGAAACATTAAAGTACCAACCGGAAACATTATGATTGTCGAGGGAGACAAGGGAAAGTTGGAATGTTTATCAATCGGCGATTATGGAAAAGAAGCCAACTTAAAGGCTGATTTTATGGGACTGACAAGGGATATAGAACACGTTGAACATCAGCAGATGTTGCCATTATCTGAAAAGTGGGTAATCACAATCAGTACACAATATGGCTGTTCTATGGGTTGCAAATTCTGTGATGTGCCAAAGGTTGGAAAAGGCGTAAATGCTACATATGATGATTTGAAAAATCAGATTGTGACCGGATTATCATTGCACCCAGAAATCACAAGTACAAAAAGGCTGAATGTGCATTATGCGAGAATGGGCGAACCGACATGGAATGAAGCGGTTTTGGACTTCACAAGGAATATGAGAAAAGAGTTATATCCACACATTGGCAGGAGTTTAATTCATCCAGTAGTATCAACCATGTTACCAAGAGCAAACAAAAATCTTGTAAAATATCTCAATGACTGGATAGAGATTAAAAACTATGATTTTCGTGGTGACGCCGGATTGCAATTCTCTATCAATTCCACTTCTGACAGTGAGCGAGAGGATATGTTCAGCGGAAATTCTCTGAAATTGAAAGAAATTTCCGACATCGGAAAATACCTTGATATGCCAAAAGGAAGAAAAATCACATTGAATTTTGCGGTTGCTGATTATGAAGTAAATGCGGAGAAATTAAGAGATTTATTCAACCCTGCAAAATTTATTGTTAAACTGACACCTATGCACAAGACGCATACCGCACTTGAAAATGGTATCGAAACAAGCGGAGATTATACAACGATGTATCCATATCGGCACATTGAGGAAGATTTGAAGAAAGCCGGGTTTGATGTGCTTGTGTTTATCGCAAGCGAGTATGAGGACTTGGGACGTATCACTTGCGGGAATGCGATATTAAGCGGAACATTGCCGGAATGTCCATATACAGAGATATAACATAGCAATAGGAATCCAGAAACTACCGACTATAAACAGTTGGTAGTTTTTTATTTGGAGGAAAATAAAATGGCAGAATTTGTAAATGTTCCTGTGCAGACAATACAGGAAAATCAGAACGCTTTGTTTTCTGGGGAAACATCATGCTGCAATAAAGGTCTTGTCTTACATAGAACAGGCAGCGGACAGTTTACAGTGCGTGGCTGTACGCAGAATTGCAGGGCGAAATACAGGGTAATCTTTTCTGGCAATATCGCTGTTGCGACTGGCGGAACGGCTGGCCCGATATCCGTTGCAATCGCAATCAACGGAGAGGCAGACTTATCCACAAATGCAATCGTAACTCCGGCAGCAGTTGGCGATTACTTCAATGTGGCTATGGCTACAGATGTATGGATTCCGAAGGGCTGCTGCATACAGGTATCAATCAAAAACACCTCCACACAGGCGATTGATATGCAGAACGCAAACATCACGATTAACAGGGAGGGTTAAGTTATGCATAAATTGAGAGAAAACGCAGAAAAAGAGTTAAAAGCGATTGAGGAAAAAGGCTTGACTTCTTCCAACCTGGACAATGCCTATAAGCTGGTGGAAATCATGAAGGGCGTGGATAAAATCAAGATGATGCAGGACGGCGGAGAGTATTCCAGGGACGGATACAGCCGGGATATGGAGGATTACAGCCGGGAGCGTGGCGGCTATGGTGGCGGTAACAGCCGTGACCGCGGGTATTCCCGTGATAACTACGACAACGGCAATTCATACCGCAGAGGACGCAACCAGCGCACCGGGGAATATATGCACCGCCCGAGCCACTATTCCCGTCTGTCCGGTGATGATACCGACATGGATGAATACCGCAGCCGGAAGATGGAGTATTCCAACAGCCGGGATGATGGAACGAAGAACAGAATGCTTGATGCTTTGGAAGATTTTATGTCTGGCGTGCATGGCATGATGAAACAGATGTTCAAGGATGCTGACTGCCGGGAGGAAAGGGAGATTATCCAGAACTGGGCAAGGAAGATTGCGGAGATGTAATATTGCAGAGGGCGGCAGTGATGCCGCTCTTTTTGCGATTAACTTTGGTACAAATAATTTTTCAAGCTGTGGTATCATGTAATTGTCCGGCAGATGGAAACCGGATATTGATCTGATTGCCGATTAAATCGGAGGGAACGCACGCCGGGTTATGGGCGGGTGCATGATTGCGAGTTAGGATTCCTTTTGGGTTATAGCAATCAAACAATCAAAAATTAGAAGGAAGATACGGCCATGAAGAAGCGATGTTACAGAAAGTCTAAATTTGAATTTTAAATATCTGATCCGGCTGCGGCCTGCGGCGAGTGAATCGCCAAATCTTCCAAAGGCTGATTACCTACCGTAAAGGTGTCGGAAAAAACTTATCAGATGGCGGCAAGTACGAAACAGAAGGACGATACGGCGGCGCTGTTGTGGGGATATACGAACGGTCTGATAGCGTTTCGGAGTATATGGTCGGCTCAAAAGGAGTGTCGGGGAGTTTTTAAGAAACGCATTAATTGCACAGTCCTTGCAGACAGAAAATGGACAAGGGACAGATTGATGTAGAGGGCATACACAGGACGTAACAGTTTGTGGGTGTTTGGTTCAAATCCGAACCTGTCCACGCGGTCGAGAGTGGAGAAGACCGATAAGCTATTTTATAGCATTCCCCGCTATGAAGTCCACATAGGCATAAATAAATAGGACGGTGGAAAGTTGTGTTATCTGGCGTGAAACTGCCGGGAGGCTAGCACCGGCGAGATAGGTTCGATTCCTATACTTTCCATGTGGCTAGGTAGCGCCTAGCTAGACAGGAGCAAGCGGTCACTGCCCTGTCGAAAACCAAATAACTCTGATAGGGGAGTTTTCCCCTGTCGGAAACCGCAAAAGGGAGGATATGGGAATGGTAAAGTTACAGTCAAAAGATGAACCGATAACAGTTTTTTATTTTAGAAATATGCAGGATTGCGAAGCATTTATTTATGTGTTTAAAGACCATTGGTGCAATGTTGAATGGAATGAAGCAATAGAAAGACCAGATTTTCCGGAAATGAGCAGGTATCAGAGAGAGGCTTTGAACAAAGACCCGAAAGAGCGCGCAGAAAGCAATTTGTCATGGGGATTCAACCTTGATAGGAAGTTTAACAGGGGATTAAACGACAACCAAAACGCTTTTGTTTCTGCTATGATTGGGAGAATGACCGTTTAACTTGGTACAACTTCCCCGCCAAACTGCGGTACAACATAAGCATAAAAGGCATTAGGAAATGGGCGCGACATAAGGTAAGACCGATATGTAGGCACTGAATATAATCAAAGACAGGAACAAATGGGAAGCGTTTTCTGCGGTACTAATGCTTTTTATGATATAGGAAATCGGGAGGAATAGGGAAATGGCTAAAAACAATAATTTGCCTATTATTATCGGGCATTTAAAAAACGGTGAAGCTGATAAATGTATTCTTGCCGCAAAGAAAGACAGTTGTGCGAGAATTGCTATATGTAGGCTGAAAGAGGAAAGTGACAAGGTATCTGGCGATAGTGTTCAGACCGAGGATATAGAGGGCATAATCAAGGAAATATGGATATGCAGAAAAGAATCTTTGAAAGTTTTTATTGACTCTCTCCAATCCATATATGACAGGTGGGAAGATGATGAATAATACGCAATACCAATGGGTACTCTGCCCCATCTGCGGAGGCAAAACCCGAACGAAAATCAGACCAGACACGGAAGCGAAAAACCTCATTGTGTTCTGCCCGAAGTGCAAGAGGGAAACGGTTATGGATATTAAGGATATGGAGAGCAAGAAAGTAGAGGGATAGCATGAAAAAGAAATGGATTGCGGTTTTATTGATTCTGTCAATGTTCTTGTGTATGACTGGTTGTGCAGATACCACAACAACTGTTGGAAGTGCGACAGAGAAAGAAAAAGAGAGCGAAGTATCTCTGACATATACCGCTGATTTTTATGACAATTTTGGGGGTAGGTGGCTTTCAGTAGAGGGAAAGACATTTTCCATCAGTCCAAACAAAATCAAAACATATAGTTGGGATTCAAATGGCTCTTGGATTTCAAGCTATGAAATGTCCTCTGTTATGTCGATAGAGATTGACGGAAACAAGATTGAAAGCTGTGGTAGCACAGTTATATTCTCTGACAGCAGATTGGAAAAATGCGATATTGATTTTGACACAGAAATCAGCACAGAGCAGTCAGCGGATTTTACCGATAATTCAAGCATTTCACAGCCGTCAGATGTGAGAATGGAAGATTGGTTCAAAATACAGCATTGGTGGTATCAGAAAAACCTTAACAATAACGGACATAATGCAAGGCTTGTAATTATCCAGTCACAGTTAGGTAATCCGATTTGTGTTTATTCGGGTGATGAAGTGAGTTGGGACGTTCCTAAAAATCTGCCAAAGACAACAATGGTAACGATTGACGGAAAAGTGCTTTATATACATAGAGCAAACTTCTCAATCATTGATACATCGCTTTTGGAAAAGTAAATATAGTTTAGTGCCAGTAACAAAGTTTCAGTGCCAGTAGATACGAGAAATCGTGTTTGCTGGCATTTTTATTTTGACATTATCTAATTTTCGATAAATCCTACCCTCCTTTCAAGAGGGTGCATCCGTCAGTAATGGTGCTGTAAAGGCGGTTCGATTCCGCACGGGTGCATTTGCGCTTGTGGTTATGCTGTCTGCTTGCAGGTGGTCTATGGCGCAGGTGCAACATTTCCCTATCAAGCGTCTGCCCCTTGTGGGTGGGCGCACTCCCTCGGAATGTAGTTCAACGGTAGAACGGGCGTACACATGAACTGGCGCGTTGTTGGTGGTTCAAATCCACCTATTCCGACTACCCCGGCAGAGGTTTATCTGCCTAAATCCATACAGCGGACACGCTGTTAAAAACCATGTTAGGAGGATATGACGCATGAAAAACATTGAACAGATTTTGAAAGAAGCAGGAATTGAGGTTACGGACGAGCAGAAAGTGGCGGTCAATGCGGCGGTGACGGAGAATTACAAGACCATTGCAGAGTTTGACAAGCAGGCTAAGAAGCTGACAGCGGCAGAAGCAGATCGGGACAATTACAAAGGGCAGCTTGACACGGCAAACGAAACGTTGGAGAAGTTCAAGGACATCGACCCAGAGAAACAGGCAGAGGAAATCCAGAAGTATAAGCAGGCGGCGAAAGAAGCGCAGGACATGGCTACGAAGCAGATTTTGGAGCGTGACCAGCGGGATTATCTGAAAGGCGAGTTTGACAA